TCCCAGTCGGCATTGTTTAGGTCACGGATTTGAACCGCCAGACGCTCTAGGTCTTGCTTGCGGTATTTCTGAGACAGCGCGTATCCGTCTGCCCATATTTCGTCTACTGTCTTTGGAAACAGTCTTGCTAGTAGGTTTGTCAATCTAATTGCTCCATTCTTTTTATAGCTTCGTGTATTGCTTCTGCTTGATTAGCTTTTCCAAGCTGTAGAAGGTCGTAGGACATATTGGTCAATGACCGAATTACATCTTTTTTGCATGTCTCACGTCCTGTGCCAACGCCATCATTGAAAGCGTCATCTATGTACGCCTCAATGGTTCTAAGTAGGTTTTCTTTCATGTAAACAGACTAACCGAATGTAAAGGAAATTGCGACGCGTGTTACCTAATCGTTATATTCCGAGATTGTTATTACCGCACCTGGTTCTGTGCCGTACTTTTTGACAAGTATTAGCTTTACTATTTGCGCGTCATCGTTGTAAAGGATTCCCGTACAGCTGTCTCCGACGCTTCTCGCGAGTTTATCCAAGTCGGGTGGCACTGTTGGGTACTTGCGTTTGACAGACTTGGGCTTCTCAATAATGAAGGTAACTTCCATCTGAAGCGGGTTCTCGCTAAACCATCCTGTTTTTGCTTGTGCCTCTGCTGCAGCCTCTGCAATGACTTTTCTCCACGCTGGTAGATACTTTGAGGACTCGACAAGCCTTCCACGCATAATCGTCTTTGACCCTTGCGGGGCAGGTCTGCCGAGAACTGCAAAGCTTATTGTCATTTGTCTAGGTTACAGGAAACCCCCACCAGAGCTGTAGGTTTACGAATGTCACCAAGATAGAAAGAATTTTGGTTACTCTGGCAGGGGTTGGTTTAGAAGGGCACGTCCTCCACGGGGGTTGACTTCACAAAGTCCTGTTCAAGAACTTCTGCGGCATTTGCCCAAACCTTCATATAAACGACTGTCTCTCCGACGTTGTTCGTGTAGTGCGCTGGCTTTGCGTTTCCTGTTACGTTTAGTCTGCAAGGCACTGGGGCGTTGAGAACGTGTTCAAATTCTCCTCGCTTGTCATTGTCGATAATGACATCAACGAAGTCTTTAGAAACTGTTTGCCAGTTCCCTGCTTCGTCTTTTTTCCTGACCGAATGTGACATCTTGAGCACCGTGCCCCAGTCAAATGACTTCACGTCATTTAGCCATCCAGTAAATGTGAGTTCCATAGCCATGGCTTACTCCCTTCCTTCAATCCCACTCTACAACGTGAGATAGATTTACGCAATCTGAATTATTGCAAAGTCTTATTCCTGGCAAGTAAGGCTCGCCGTCTTCGTCAATCGGTGTCACCCAATCGTCTGCAAACTGACCGTGCCAGGGGATGCACTTCCCGTGCGGGGTCGACACAGCAGCGCTACGGCTGTACCTACACGAGGAGCATAGCGGGCGCTGTTTCCTGCGCTTGTTCTTGACAACTTCCCATTGAGTGCCACAACGAACGCAGATAACCCAGTTATCCATCCCATCAGTCTAGCCAAAAAGATTTTCTTTTGCGTACTCATAGCACTTGTCATCGCCATATTCCAAGTGTGCGTGCGTGTCTCTGTGGTGCAAGTACAGTGTGTGACAGCACCTGTCGCATAGGGCTATACCAACGCCGTGGATACACTTTGGCATTGGTGTGCCGTGCTTTGGCTTCTCGATAGGTTTTTGCTTTTGCTCTTCCCTGTCGAGTGCCTCTGCAGCCTCTTTTGCTTTTGCGATGATGTGCTTTGGTTCAACGTAGTTGATTCGCTCGTCGGCTCTAGCCATGCGTAAAGCCCTCTGTGCGATGTCTAACGGCATAAAGCTAATTACGTTATGCCATGCTTTGATTTTCTCTGCATCAAGGTAACGCCCGTCTACTGCGAACATCTCCTTGAGCAGGATTTCAGTCTCCTGTATCTTCATAGAGCTTCTGTATCTCCTTCTCTCGTTCTGCTTCCTTCATAGCTCGTTGCCAAGCTGGTGATGTCATCATACGCTTATGAGCGTTACGAATCCAGTTACGCCACGTCGCGTCCCAATCTTTTTTCAAAGAATCTTTACCAGTCTTAGCCGACCAGTAATCTCTGAAACTGTGGGTTTCTAATTTCAGGTCAATGTGTGGGAAGTGTTCTTTCATCTCTGCCCAAGCTTTTTCTGAAGGTTGAAAATCTTCTGGAATTGCATGTGCTTTTGATTTTTTTTCGCTTAAAGAATTGAGAGGTTCTATTGAGAGGTTAACTGCAGGTTCGGGGGACACTGGCGTCACCCCTGATTGACCCTCAGTGTCACCCCTGCTTACCCTCAGTGTCACCCCTGCCTCAGATGTCACCCCTGAATTGACCCTGGATGTCACCCCTGATATTTTCGTAAAATACAGGTTTGGACGGTACTGTTTGTCAATCGGTGCGCCTTGGTATTTCACTTCAAGCTCACCCATTTCTTGTAAAGCTGCAATGTGTCGCTTCACTTGTCGCTCTGAGCAGTTTGCGTACTTGGCTAATGTTGATATGGCGGGATAAGACCCTTGGTCTCCCTCGTGGTTTGCAATCCCTATCAGGACTAGTTTTCGTGCACCTTCTGCTTTTGAGTGATAGAGAACGTCAATAATCTTCTCTAGGCTCATTTATGTACTCCACTTCGTGTTTCTTGTAAAAATCATCAAGTAGATACCACTGTCCAATGGCATCTCGGATAGGCGCGTAGAGAACATCGCTGTGTCTACTCACCTTGATTCCTAACCTACGAGCTTCTCTGGCTTTTGGCAAGTTGGCTTCAATCAGGAAGTTGTATTCTGCGCAGAGCAGTATGAGATTGCTTCCTCGGTCAAGTAGCTTCGACCCACCCATTCCGCGATTTATGCGGTGATGAATCTGAAGATTCTCGGTCGTGCCACAATGCCAGCAAATGCCATTGTCGCGTGCCCAGATTTTCTTCCTGACCGAATCCCTCATATGCGTCGCTCGGTGTCGATTAGCCTCGCTATGGTCTGAGAAGCCGTCATTGCCGATTCTACGGCTTTTATCTTCGTTTTGATACGATTCACCTTGGCGCGGGCTAAATCCCGTGAGAAACGATTCTCGGCGCTCTCAAGACGTGCTAGGGCTGTACGGTCTGCGACAGTCCCAGTTGCAGCAAGAAATGCTTTTTGTTCGACAGTATCCAGGTCTAAGTCAGCTTGCGCTAACTCTTTTTCGGCTTCATGCAGGGCTTCATAGCCCTTTAGAATCTCCTGGGTAAGGCGGCTTAGTTCCGTAATCACTTCCGATGGCAGCACTTAGAGCCTCCAACCGTTCGACAAGAACGTCTTTCCAAAACGTTGCAAGCTCATAGTCATTTTTTAGCATCGCTTTCAGGTACGCTTCCCTGACTTCCAGGACTGAACTCATCAGCACTTCTCTTGCCATCTGCCATCTCCTGTATTTGGTCAAGGATGTCCTGCGATGCACCTGCGACTTTAGCATCCATCCAGTGTGCTCTTAGGTCATCTAAGTTTGACATTAGTTTAGCTTCTGCTATCCATCCACGCCCTTTAGGTGTAGCTCCTTTTTCAACCTTCTGCATCTCCTCTCTGCTGGCACGTTTGTCGCCGTGATAGCCGAGATTCGCAAGCGCTCTGCCCAAACTGGACGTTTCTGCATTCTCCATTGCGGATGTCAGATTTGCACCTTTTTGCCCGTCAATCTCGAAAGCGTGACCAGTAGCTTTAGGCAGATTCTCAGCTTGGTCACCTGCCGTTAGGTAGATGGTTGTCTTGAATACCCAAGTCAGAACTGCTCGGTCTTCCTTGGTTGTCAGGTTTTCTGTGATGATGCGTGCGTCAGGGTTGTCTTTTAGAAACCTCTGTAAGCGGTCTTGCACGGTCTCGTAGTCGTTTATGTTGAACTTCATAGTTCCCTCCTATTTGTTTATTACTAGATATGGTGCACCCTTACCGCGGGCTTGACGTGACACGACACGCTGTCCATTGACGTGTCCATACCTTGCAGAACCCATGTGTGCCAGGATGCGTGATTTCGCTTTATTGACGTGTGCCTCGACCTGAGCTTGGTTCTGTAGACCTAGTTCAAGGTCGTGCCATAGCTCGTGAGGAATCTCAGAGTCACCGTCTTCTATCTCTGGGTGAAGCTTGCGCTCTGTCTCATAGGTTGACTTAGCGCCATCCCAATTAGGTGGCTGGTCAAGCTTGAGTGACTCCCAGAACTTAGCAGCTTTAGCAGCAAAGAGGTTAGCGGCAAAGTCATTCCACTCCACCTCATACTCGTTGTAGGTCATCCCTGCAACTGCCACTACAACTGCCTTACGAATGCCAGTGACCTTCATGTACCACAAGACCTGCGCCTCGTAGTGAGCAGGTAGCTGTGACCATCCTGCCCTTGCTGTCTTTACCTCGATAATCTTCCACTCGCCGTTTACCTTAGCGATAGCGTCAGGATTAGCGTGCATCCAGTTCTCGTCTTTATTGACATAAGTGCCAGTGGTGAATACTTCCTCGTCTGGGTGCTCCTCCTGGTAGAGGTCAAGGATTGGTTGCTCGAAAGCTTTACCGAACCGAATTGCCCAGTTCTCCTCGACCGAATCCTCGATGTTGCCCTGACGCTTGTGGAAAAGCGTGTAGGCAGACTCCCAAGGATTTAGCCCGACGATAGTTCCAATGTCACTGCCACCGATTCCCTGTGACCGAATCATGTGCCACTCTTTTGACCCATCTGTCAGGTCGCCTAAGCATCTCGCGTTAGGTAGTTCGTCTAAGTACTTTTTCAATTTGCACTCCCTTCTAGACAAACGTAGACTAATACAAAGAACGGACATTTATGAAAATAACGCGCAAAATGGTTGAGTTTCTTGCACTCGCCGACAAAGTAAACCCTCGTTGTAGGAAGTTCCCTGACCTGTTTTTTCCAGAAGATTATGCAGGGGATGAGTACGAGGAAGCCAAGAAAAAGGCTGTCATTATTTGCGAGCGTTGTCCGATACAGAAACAGTGTTTAGAGTACGCCTTAGAAGCTGACGAAGAGTTTGGTGTGTGGGGCGGTAAGACTGCCGCTGCTCGTAAGTACGGCAGAGGGTAAAAGAAAACCCCCGCAAAGAGAGAGAGAAGCGGGGGCTTTCCTTGATGAAGGAACACGAACTACGACCGAATGCGAAGCTCAAGAGAAATACTATGTCTAGTAGTAACTCTTGTCAAGTTCATTTAGACCTTTTTTGTGACAATACTTGTTAGTACTGACAACAGACCAGCTCCAAGGCTGACTGATGCCATTGAGTACCAGTCAATAGTGAATAGACCTACTGAGCCTGTACCCAGGAAGGCTAGGGCAGCCTGTGCGACAGTCTTGATGGCTCTTTCGCCAGCGTACTGCCAGAACTGAATTGAAAACATTTTTCTCCTAGGGTTCTCTGTTTATCTTGTCATCTATCGTAGCACCCGCCACATAAGCCGAGACGATTATCGAGAGAAGTGTGACACCACCCGTGATGAGAGCCGTCGCAACTTCTGGGTAAATGAAGAACGCCAGTGCACCAAACACAACCATAAATACAGAAACACGATATGA